TCAACGCATTGCCTTTTGGCGTGCTGACGGTGCGGACCTTGCAAATATGGTTGATGGCGGAGAAGGCGTTACAGGCTGGAGGCATTCGCCCAAAACTAAAAAGAAAATGTCTCAATCTCAAAAAAATCGCGCTCCCCGTCCCCCACATACGGCGGAAGCCAGAAAAAAGATCAGCGAATCCCTGATAGGCACAAAGCGCCGCGTCGGCAAAAGGCATTCTGAAGAAACAAAACGCCGCCTTTCGGAAATGTCCGCATCCAAAGTTGATGCCTTCAGGCAGCACGCTCACATGGGGCCGATTGCTATGTCCAAGCCGGTTTTATGTGTTGATGATGGAATGACATTTGAAAGTGCAAGCGCCGCAGCTAGGCATTATGGCATCGCCCGCAGCGCACTGATAGAGTTGTGTCGAGGAGCCCCTCACAGAAAAACTGTCGGCGGTTTGCGGTTCAAGTACATCGGGGATTGAGATGGCTTACGCTTCGCAAACAGGAAGGGCGAGAACAAATCCAAATGCGCCGCAAGCTCACGCCATATGTGATCGTTGTGGCCTGCGATATAATTGGGTCGATCTGAAGTGGCAAATGGACTGGCGAGGTGCGGCGCTGCAGAACCTGCGCATTCTGGTGTGCAGCGACTGCTACGACACGCCGCAGGAGCAGCTTCGGGCCATCGTGGTGCCTGCGGACCCCACGCCCATCGTCAACGCCCGCGTGGAAGACTTCGTGGCGGCCTCTGCGGGCTCCGCCACGGGCCTGCCCTACGGCCAGCCGACCAGCCTGTCGCAGCAGGGCGCGATCATGCCGGTACAAAGCGGCGTGACCTACGGCGTGCCGATCCCTGTGCTGTCCGTGACGGCCAACGGCACCACCACCGTCACGGTCACCTGCAGCAAGGCCCACGGCCTCTCCACGGGCGCGCAGATCAGCGTCGAGGGCCTGACCAATGTCGGCGCTGCGGGCATGTACAGCATCACCGTGACCACCGGCACGGCCTTCACCTACACGACCTACGCGGCGGTCCCCAGCGGGCCACTCCAGACTTCGACCACCAGAATGGTGACCGCTATTGTGGGGCTGCCGTATGGTTACACGACAATTCCCGAAGTGGGGCCATGACATGACCTTCGACCAACTCCTCCAGTGGACCATAGCCTTGGTCTCAGCCGCCCTTGGCTATGCCATCCGCGAGCTTTGGGGGGCCACCCAGAAGCTGCGGCAAGACATCTCCGATCTGGAAAGCAAGCTGCCAACGCAATACGTCCAGAAGGACGACTACAAGGCGGACATTGGCCGGATCATGGACCAGTTGGACCGTATTTATAACAAGCTCGACAAGAAGGTGGACAGGTGAGCAGCCGCAGCCTCATGGACCTGCATCCGGCTGTGATGGCGAAATGCACGGCCCACATCGCAGCGTGCAAGAATGCGGGCATCGACCTTCTGATCACTTGCACCTACCGCTCGCCCGAGGAGCAGGACGCCCTGTACGCGCAGGGCCGCACGACGCCGGGCGCGATTGTCACCAACGCCAAGGGCGGGCAGTCGATGCACCAGTACCGCCTCGCCTACGACTGCGTGCCGATCCGCAATGGCAAGTGCGTCTGGGATGGCTCCGATCCGGCGTGGGCGACTGTCGGCGAACTGGGCAAGGCGCAGGGCCTCGAATGGGGCCACGACTGGCCCACGTTCAAGGAAATGCCTCACTTTCAACTGACCAACGGGCACCCGGTCTCGTACTTTGAGGGCGGCGGCGCGCTGTAGCGCCGCAGGGGGCGATCTGCTACCCTGTCAAGACAATTCCGGGGTAATTCATGGCCGCCAGCACCACTGCCCTGACGTACAATTCCTACGTCACCCAGATCGCCACCATGGCGGTGGTCAACACGACCACCAGCGGCAGCCTGACCGTGTTCAGCGACACGGCCATGCAAAACGCCCTTCCCCAGATGCTGAATTACGCCGAGCTTCGCATCCAGCGCGACCTTGACCTGCTGCCTCTGCAGACGACCAACACCACCTACAACCTCTCCACAGGCAGCAACACCCTGTCGATCCTGACCAGCGACTTCGTGACGCTGCAGAATATCATCCTGACCGGCACTGGCCAGCCGCTCCTGCCGGTGACCAAGGAGTGGCTGCAGAACGTCTGCGGCGTCGGCTCGACGCAGGGGCCGCCCGCGTACTTTGCGCCCTACGGCGGCGACACGGCGGGCGGCAACACCAACCAGTACTTCATCGTGGGCCCGATCCCCGATCAGGCCTATCCGGTCACGCTGGTGGGCACGATCCGTATGCCCACGCTTTACACCACGACGGGGTCGGGCACGAACACGACCTTCATCTCGACGTACCTGCCGGACATGCTGATCATGGCCAGCATGATCTATGTCAGCGCCTACCAGCGGAACTGGGGGCGGCAGTCGGACGACCCGCAGATGGCGCAGTCCTATGAGGGGCAGTATCAGGCGCTCCTGAAGGGCGCGACCGTCGAGGAGTATCGGAAACGTTTTGAAGCTTATGCATGGTCCTCTGAATCGGTCTCGCCCGCAGCAACGAAAGGGTGACCATGTTTTATGTTTATGAGCATTGGCGTCCTGATCGTAATGAATGTTTTTACGTGGGAAAAGGTAAGAGATCTCGCGCCAACATGATGCGCCGAAGGAATAAATTCCACGCGGCCATTCAAAACAAATTGGCCCGACTTGGCCTCGCGGTTGAAGTCCGCATTATTGCTCACGGCCTTACAGAAGCCGAGGCATTCGATTTGGAGAGAGAGCGCATTGCCTTGTGGCAATCAGACGGAGCCGATTTGGCCAATATGACCAAAGGCGGAGATGGCATTTTTGGATTTTCCCATTCCAAAGAAACCCGTGAAAAAATGTCCCGATCTGCGCTTGGCGTAAAAAAATCGGACGAAGCTAAAAAAAATATGTCCCTTGCTAAAAAGGGGAAATCTTGTTTTCCGCCATCGCTTCAAAAAGCGTTTTTGGCCAAAACTGGAAGGCCAACTCCTCCAGAGGTGCGCGCAAAAATGTCCGAAGCTGCTAAGCGACGAGACCCAAAATGTTATGCTCGCATGGTTGCCACTCGCCGGGCTAAAAAGGTCGAGGAGCAGTAACCCATGCCCCACGCCTCCCTCAAGCTGAAGCCGGGTCTGGATGAGAACGAGACGTTCGCCCTCAACGAGGCGGGCTTCTCGCAGTCCCAGCTTGTGCGCTTCATTTACGACCGCACGCAGGGCGCGCTGGTCCAGAAGCTGGGCGGCTGGACCAAATACTATTCCACGGCCCTCCCGGCCGTAGTGCGGGCTCTCTGGGCATGGGTGGACCCCAATCTGGCCAGTCACCTTGCCTTCGGCACCCAGACCATCAGTGGCCAGTCCTACGCGCAGCTTGGCGTCCTGACGAACAACAATCTGGCAGTTATCACGCCCTCCACGACCACCGACAATGTCGCCCTGAACCTTGCCACGACCGCCGGGTCGAGCACGGTCACCATCACAGACGGCACCACGACCGGCATCACGCAATATGACGCCGTGTTCGTTCAGACGCACATCGCGGTCGGCGGCACGGTGCTCTATGGCCTGTATCAGACCTTCAATCCCACGCTGTCCTCAACCACCTACAACATTGTCGCGCAGGACGCGCTGGGGAACCCTCTGCCGCTGCCCCAGACGGCCTCCACAGCCGTGTTCACGGGCTCCATAAGCGGAACCACCTTGACCGTCTCGGCGACCACCAGCGGCACGATACAGGCCAACCAGACGGTCACGGGCGGCACAACCTCAACCGCCACCGTCATCGTGGCGCAGCTTACCGGCACTGTGGGCGGCATCGGCACCTATCAAGTCAACAACAGCCAGACGGTGGGATCGGCCACCCTGACCGGCACGCCCTACACTGTGGCGGCCTTCACGACTACCAATGCGCTCAACACGGTCACCGTGACCCTACCCAACCACGGCTACAGCGTCGGCAGCACCTACCCGCTGCTGGTGACGACCACAATCGGCGGCATCACGCTCTACGGCAACTACGTGGTCCAGTCGGTCCCCAATAGCTGGTCCTTTGTGATCAATGGGCCCCAGACCGCCACATCCACGACCACCGCCTACGTCAATGGCGGCCTTGCGCGATACCTCTACAGCTTCGGCGTTGGTGCAAACCCGGCGGGTACCGGCTACGGCATCAACGGCTACGGCATCGGCGGTTATGGCACGGGCGCGTCGATCTCTCCCAGCCTCGGAACGCCGATCCCGGCCATCGACTGGACCATGGACAACTGGGGCGGATACCTCATTTCCTGCCCTATCAACAGCACCGGCTTCCAGCCGGTATACGTCTACGACCCCACGTCCGGCGGCACGGAGGCGACCTGCATCCCGCAGGGCCCGACCGTCAATGATGGCATCTTTGTGGCCATGCCGCAGCGGCAGATCATCGCGTGGGGCTCCAGCTTTACCGGCATTCAGGACCCACTCCTGATCCGGTGGTGTGACGTGAACAACTTCACCACATGGATCGCCCAGATCACAAACCAAGCGGGCTCCTACCGCCTGCCGAAGGGCTCAAAGATCGTCGGGGCCATGCAGGGCCCGCAGCAGGGTCTGGTGTGGACTGACGTGGACGTGTGGGCCATGCAGTATGTCGGTCAGCCCTATATCTACAGCTTCAACGAGATCGGCTCCGGGTGCGGCCTAATCGCCCGCAAGGCCATGGCCTCGATCAACGGCTCCATCTACTGGATGGGCACGTCGTCCTTCTACTCCCTGACCGGCGTCGGCGTGCAGCCGGTGGCGTGCCCGATCTGGGACGTGATCTTCCAGCAACTGGACCAGACCAACCTCTACAAAATCAGGACGGCGGTGAACTCCTTGTTTGGCGAGATCACATGGTACTATCCGACCGTGTCGTCCGGTGGCGAAGTGACCGCCTACGCCAAGTACAATGTGAACCTCGGCGTCTGGGATTTCGGCAACCTTGGCCGGTCAGCGTGGATCGACAAGTCGGTGCTGGGCAATCCCATCGGGGCCGACCCGTCGAGCCTGTACCTGTACCAGCATGAGACCTCGAACGACGCTGACGGCACGGCCATGGTCACCAGTTTCCAGACCGGCTATTTCGCCACCGACGAAGGCAACTACAAGGTCTTCGTCGATCAGGTGTGGCCCGACATGAAGTGGGGCACATACAATGGCACTCAGAACGCCACGGTCAATCTGACATTCTACACGGCCGACTATCCGGGCGGGACGGTGACCACCTACGGCCCCTACGCCCTGACGCAGGGGACCACCTTCATCAGTCCCCGCTTCCGGGCCCGGCTGATGTCCATCGGCATCGGCAGCAATGACCTTGGCAGCTTCTGGCGTCTGGGCAACATTCGGTATCGCTTCCAGCAGGATGGGAAGTACTGATGGCACTTGGACCCGTCACCCTTGGCCCGAACATGGGCGGAGCCTCGATCTCCGACATCCTGACCGCGTTCAAGAACAACGTGGTCGCGATCTCGAACATCGGCACCTACATCCAGAGCATTTACAACAACGTGCCTACCCAGCAGTTGTCGGGCGGCGCGGCCACCACATCCACGTCCACCCTGTTCACGGCCTCGTCCGGCGCTCGGGCGCACCTTAACACCATCAATGTCTGCAACACGTCGTCGTCGGCGGTGACCTTTTCGATTTATATCGTCGCGTCCGGGGGCACGGCCAGCGCCGCCAATGCCGTCTTCTATAACTGCCCCCTGACGGCCAACACGACCACGCTCTGGACCGGCACGCTGATTGTACCGGCGGGCGGCTCGATACAGGCCTCGGCCTCCTCCACGGCCGTGACGTTCAATCTGGCTGGGGGGAATGCGGTATGAGCATCACATCCTTTCCCGGCTTCGCCGGATCGACCGAGAGCACGCTCACAGCGCCGTGGTACATGCAGGTGGCCCGTGGGCTGGTGCCGGGCGCGTCGGTGGTCAACATCTACGGCTACCAGACCGCCCTGCCTGCCAGCGGCGGCGCGACCTACTATCCGGTGTGGGAGAATACCACCGCGTACACTTACCCCGTATCGGCCACGACCATGCTGCTCTGGTCATCATCGACGTCCGACACCAATGTGTCGGTCCTGATCCAAGGCCTTGATGCCTCATACAATCAGATTTCCGAGACGCTGACCCTGACCAACGGCACGACGGGCGTGACCACGGTCAACAGCTACCTGCGGATCAACGGCATCCAGACCACCGGCTCAGTCAACGCGGTCGGCATCCTCAATCTGGGCAATGCCGGAAAGACAATCCAGTACGCCGAAATCACGGCGGGCAACGGCAAGTCTCAGATGATGATCTACACTGTGCCGAATGGGTACACGTTCTATCTCACACGCTCCAATGCCTATTCGAGCTTGAACGGCAACACGGCAGGCAACTATGCCAACTACCGCGTGCAGACCTTCAGTTCCACCGGCCTTGTCCAGACAGTGCTGCAAGCCCCGTTCACGACTAACTACCAGACCCTCCGCGTGACCCCTCGGGCGTACACGCAAAAGACCGACATCCAATGGCAGACCGCAGGCAACCCGGCGTCCGGCACTTTCTCTGTCGGCATCGGCGTCGAGGGCGTCCTGATCCTCAACGGCAGCGCATAAGGGCTCACCATGCCACTGACCAAGGGCAAGTCCCAGAAGACCATCAGCCACAACATCAGCGAGATGATCAACGCTGGCCATCCGAGGGATGTTGCCATCGCCGCTGCGCTGAACACGGCGCGGAAGGTGGCGAAGGCGGGTGGGGGTCCGACAGAGGCGCAGAAAGAGGCCGGAAATTACAAGAAGCATCACATGCGGTTTCAGGGCCTCGACATTGCCATTGAAAACCTCAAGGGCTCTACGCGCAGCGGCGTCGGCCCCACAGGTGCGCGGTGGTCTGTCGTCATGCCCGCCGACTATGGCTACATCAAACGGACGGAGGGCGCAGACGGAGACCATGTCGATTGCTATGTCGGACCTCACTCCGATAGCAGAGAGATTTACGTCGTTGATCAGATCGACCCCCGCACCAAAAAGTTTGACGAGCACAAATGCTTCCTCGGCTTCAAGTCGGAGGCTGACGCCGTCAAGACCTACGACCGTGGGTTCAGCGACGGCAGCGGCCCCCGCCGCCGCGCTTCTGTCCACACTATGACAATGCAGGAATTCAAGCATTGGTTGGAGCGCGGCGACACGACAAAGCGCGTAGCCCACGCCTCCGGCGGCGGCCTCTACGCCAATATCCACGCCAAACAGGAGCGCATCGCCCACGGCTCCAAGGAGCACATGCGCAAGCCGGGCTCCAAGGGCGCTCCCACGGCGGAGGCCTTCAAGCAGTCGGCGCGGACGGCGAAAGCGGATGGAGGCGAAGTGACCGAGAAGCTGCACACCGGCCCGATCCAATCCCCGGTGGCCGGACGCACCGACCACCTGCCGATGCACGTCCCCAGCGGCTCCTACGTGATCCCGGCGGACATCATCAGCGCCATGGGCGAGGGCAACACCATGGCCGGGTTCAAGCACATGCGGCGCATGTTCTCGGGCGCTCCCTACGGCGGCGACGGGGACGTGCCCTACGGCGGCTCTGGAGGGCCGTACAATGAGCCCTTGAAAGCCAGCGGTGGCTCGACCCAGTCCGTGCCTATTGTGGCCGCTGGCGGCGAGTACGTGCTGGCACCCCATGAGGTGAAATATGCGGGCGGAGGCGACCTTGACGCTGGCCACCGCGTTCTGGATGATTTCGTGAAGCGTTATCGTTCTCAGACCATAAAAACCCTATCGAAATTGCCCGGACCCCGTCGCGATTAAGGACTGAATATGACCGAGACCCCAGAGAAGCTGCCTGTTCGTGTCGGAACCCCGGCGGATGTCCACCACATGATGGACATCGCGCTGATGGCCACGTCCGAGAACAGCTTCGCGTCTCCTAACAAAATGAAGCTGCTGCAGGAAATCTGGGCCGCCTTAAACTTGCGCCACGGCGTCGTCGGCATCATTGGCGAGCCCGGCGAGATGATCGAGGGCGCGGTCCTGCTCCGCATTGGCCAAGTCTGGTACAGCGACGAGCCGATCCTCGAAGAGAAGGCCATCTTCATCCACCCGGACTATCGCAGCGCCAAGGGAGGGCGTGCGGCCCGGTTGTGTGAGTTCTCGAAGAAGGCTTCCGATGAATTGGGCATCCCCTTGACCATCGGGGTCATGAGCAGCGAAAGAACTGCAGCCAAGGTGCGGATGTATACCCGCATTATGGGGCCTCCCAGCGGGGCATATTGGTTGTATAACACCACGACCGGCGGGCACGGCATCGCTGCACCTGTGGCAGAAAAGGACTAGGCTATGGGCGGCGGCGGCAAAAGCAACACTTCGACACAGCAGGTTTCGATCCCCCCTGAAGTGCTGGCCCGCTATAACTCCGTCAACGCCACGGCGGAGCAGGCGGCTCAGACCCCATTCCAGACCTACAACGGCCAGTTCGTGGCCCCGCTGTCCTCCACGCAGGAGGCCGGGATCGCCAACACCAACACCGCCGCCGGTCAGGCGCAGCCCTACTACCAGCAAGCCACAGACACCCTTATGGGGGCCCAGCAGGCCACCTCGCCCTACTATCAGGCCGCCACGCAGGCCCTGATGTCTGGCCTCGGGCAGGGCGGCTACGGCACGCAGGCGGCCTACGGCTCGCTCTACGGCGCGAACGCCGCTGCCGCGCCCCTGCAGGCCGCCGGGGCCTACAACATGGGCGCAGCCTACGCTGGGGCCCAGCCGTTCAATCAGCAGGCTGCTCAGGGCCTCGGGGCCGCGCAGCAGGTTGGCGCTGGCTATACCGCGCAGGGTTACAACAGCGCCCAGCCCTACAACGCGCTTGCCACTGGCCTCGGGCTGGCCGGAGCGGCCCCTGTGCACGCCCAGCAGATCGGCGGGCAGCAGATCGGCCAGTTCATGTCGCCCTATATCGGGTCGGTCCTGCAGGGCACGGAGGGCATTTTGAATCAGCAGAACCAGCAGGCCCTGTCCGGCCAGCTTGGCAATGCGATCCAGTCCGGGGCCTTCGGCGGGGACCGGTCCGGGCTGGCGGCCGCGAACCTTGCGCAGCAGCAGCAACTGGCGAACGCTCAGACCTACTCCGGCATCCTGAACCAAGGCTACGGACAGGCGCTGGCGGCCGCGCAGCAGCAGCAGGGCGTGAACTTGAGCGCCGAGCAGGCGAACCGCGCCGCCCTGCAGCAGGCGTCGGGCCAGATGCTGGGCATCGGCCAGCAGGGATACGCGCAAGGCCTCGGGGCCGGGCAGCAGCTTTTCGGGCAGGGCCTGTCCGCAGCCCAGCAACAGGCCGCGCTTGGCCAGCAGCAGTACACTCAGGGCATGGGGCTTGCCTCCGGCCAAACCGGCCTCGGGCAGCAGCTTTTCGGGCAGGGCGCGACGACCGCGCAGCAACAGGCCGCGCTGGCTCAACAGCAGTACGCTCAGGGCCTCGGCGGTTCCAGCGCGCTGGCTGGCCTTGGGCAAGGCATCTACAACACAGGCGCGCAGACGTCGCAGCAACTGGCCGCTCTGGGGCAGGGCGCGCAAGGCGCGTCCCTCGCCGGGGCTCAGGCCCAGCTTGCCGCCGGTCAGACGGAGCAGCAGACCCAGCAGGCGCAGGACACCGCCCTCTACAACCAGTTCCTGCAGCAGCAGTCCTACCCGTTCCAGACGGCGCAGTTCCTCGCGAACATCGCGGAGGGAACCGGCTCGCTGTCTGGCTCGACCACGACCACGACGCAGCCGGGCGGCTTCTTCTCCGACGAACGGCTGAAAGAGAACATCAAGTCTATCGGTAAGACGAACGACGGGCAGACGATCTACAGCTACAACTACAAGGGTGACCACCGAACCCAGATCGGCCTGCTGGCGCAGGAGGTCGAGAAGAAGCATCCCGAGGCCGTGGGCCTCGCAGGCGGCTACAAGACCGTGGACTACGCCAAGGCCACCCATGACGCCGAGCGCCATCGCCGGGCCTCTGGCGG